GTAAGTAGTAATAACCATTTCGTCGCCGTTGTTTAGCGTAGGATTAACAACTGTGCCACGTACTACTGGCCAGCTTGCTTTCCACTCAGGTGATCCTACTTCGACCCAACTTCCGGCATCGCCTGCTAGTGTGTTTGTGCCTGCTGTTTTATACCATAAACGGTTCATTGTAGTTGTTGCGTCTACAGCATAATCGCCAATTTGACCAATTGATGTTACTGGTGCATCTGTAACATCGTCGATGTCTGAAGCTTCAGTAATTGCATAACGGAATTGAGTTGTGAAACTTTGTCCGCCACGTGTAGTAATTGGTGCAGCATTCCACTCAAGAACACCAAAGTTTGTTGTTTGTGTGTCTAGCCACCATGCACCATCTGCTGGCTCACCGCCTGGTGCTGTTGCACTTGCTGTTAGTTTTCCTAAGTCTAGATCAGCACGTACAATGTACGCCCTGTTACTTACACCTAGTACTGAATATGCTGTTTGTAGTCCATATTCGTTAAGCTCTCCTGCGTGTATCATATTTCCGTTTGCATCGGAATAGAAAATAGGATCGCCGAATAAGTCACCAAGCTCTCTTTGGCTGGTGATTAAATAAGGTCGACCAGCGTTTGCTTTTAGTGTACCTTGTGCAACTCCGCTACCACTTGCTGATGTTTTATTTTCAGCTGTAGTAACAAAGATCATCGGTACAGTACCAGCTGCCGCCGGCGTGTAGAAAGATTCGTCAATTACGTTTACTTCTACGCCTGGTGATACTAATGCCATGTCATTTCTCCTGTTGGGTTATACATTCTAATTGTATTTATTCTATCTAGCATAAAAAGAGGCTGATAACACCACAAAAAAGGCACCGAAAAGGTGAGCTAAATACAATATGAGACCGTTATGCCAGTGCGGACACCGTCCCGCAGCAATAAACTACAAAAAAGGTAATAAAACTTATTATCGTAAGCTATGCGAAAGATGCTTGCGAAACGGAGAAGGGCATGGTATACCTTTATGGAAACAGGCAGGTTACGAAAAGAAAAACTATTGCGAAAAGTGTAATTTTAAATCACAACATCCGGAACAATTTAATGTGTTTCATATTGACGGAGATTTAAAAAATTGTCGTCCAACAAATCTAAAAACTATTTGTGCTAATTGTCAAAGGATTATACAAAAAGAAGGAGTGCGTTGGAAACAAGGAGATCTTACTCCTGATTTTTAGTAAGTGCTGTAAGGGTCGATATGATTAATAAGCTGCCCTACATTAAACTCTAGATCTTCTAGAGAACCATTATTATCAATAGTGTAATCTGCCATCCACTGCTCAAGACTCATTGAGTTTTTACTTTCAGGAGGAAGATGATCTAGTCTATCAACCCAAATAGCTTTGTCGAATACACCTGTATTTTTCATAGCAAAGAACTCACGTTTGTTACGCAAGCCGCAGTATATATCGTGTGCTTGAAATATTTCTCTACCTAGCGTAGCAGCATCGGGTACGTTATAGTCACAGATAGCTTCATACCATTCCTGCCTGTGATTATGCCTGTCAGCGTAACACTCTTCTTCACTAGTGTAGCCGTACTTGTCTTTTAGATCATTATAGATAAACAACTTGCTACAGAACTTACTGCTACTTTCAAAGCTATATCCGTACTTGTCTCGAAGAATCTCACATACAGTATCTTTGCCGTGGCGTCCGTGACCTATGACTAATAATTTTAATTTCATAGTCGCAGTATAACAGATTTAAATTACTTTGTCAACCAATTAAAAAGCCATAGCCTGTTCCGCCTGGTACAGCCATTGCTACTTCATTTTCTAGTTTTTCCATTTCGGCTTGTGCTTCAGCTTTTAAAGTGTCGCCGTTAAGAGTTGATCCACCTTGTGGACCTGCAATAGTAGCAAACTTACTACGTGCTTCGCCTAACATATATTTACATGCTGCCAGTGTGTAATCTTTGATCCATTGTTTTGCTAGATAGTCTTCCATTAGTTGGCTGTCTGGACGAAAGTTATAACACATTAACAATAGTTCTCTTCTGCTCTAGGACGCTGTAATAGATTAAGTCTTTTAGTACTGCTGTTCCAGGTAAACTCAATAAAGCTACCGAACATCCTACCTCCTAATGCTTGATGTGGTGCAAATAAATCATATGTTGCTAGTCCGCCCATTTTTGAACTAGATAGCAAATAGGTATTTGTATATGCTAAGTTGAATGGTTCAAACAAACTGCCGCCATCGCCGCCGCCGGTTCTTGAACCAATTGATCTACGAAATATCTTACGTACTTCCATTACTTCATTTGGCAATGTATATCCGTTTTGATCAATAACCGTTGGCATAAACACATAACTTTCTTCAACTGAGTTATCTGAACGCTGTCTAAAACGTGTTAGTGCCTTTATAAGAGCAGTTTCGTAATGTACAGGGTCAAGTTCAACGTCAACCATGCCTCCGCCGAGGAATGCATTTACATAATCGAAAATTTCTTGTTTCTGTGTTGCTAAATCTGCCATATTGGTTCTCCAATAGTATTTATCGTAACGAATAAATATGTATATGCCAAGATTATCATTATATAAACCAGAGCGCGGTAACGATTATCATTTTTTAGATCGACAGATCCAAGAAATGTTTATTGTTGGCGGAACTGATATTAACATACACAAGTATCTAGGAACAGAGGCGCCCAGTGACGATGATCGAAGTGCTACACAACCTGAATACGATGCTGTAGCAGAAACAAATATTCAAGATTTATTATTCTTAGAAAACAGAGATCGCAAGTATGATCCGGATGTTTATAACACTAGAGCAATTTACAATATACAAGACATAGACTTTGACCTAAGTCAGTTTGGTTTATTTCTAAGTAATGATACGTTATTTCTTACCGTACATATAAACAGCATTGTAAAAACTATTGGTAGAAAACCTATCTCAGGCGATGTAATTGAATTGCCGCATTTAAAAGACGAATATGCTCTTAATGATCTTAGCATAGCACTAAAGAGGTTTTATGTTATTGAAGATGTTAATCGTGCAGCAGAAGGCTTTTCGCAGACTTGGTATCCGCATTTATACAGACTTAAACTAAAGCAAATATACGATGGCCAAGAGTATGCAGAAATACTAGACTTGCCTGCAGAAGAAGGCAGTAATAATACTCTAAGAGATTTGCTTTCAACATACGAAAAAGAAATGCAGATTTCAGATGCAGTAGTTGCACAAGCAGAAGCCGATGCACCTGAATCAGGATTTAATACTAGCCATTTCTATACCGTAAATACTAGAGACGACGGAAGTGTAGAACTTGCTACGGTAGACGACGAAAATTTAGATGCAAGTGGTCTAAATACTGCTGATCAAACATACGGAAAACCCGACAGAGAAGGCTATACAGGCTATCTTGTAAATTACGGAGATGCAACTACGCCAAACGGACATCCATTTGGGTTTGGTATACAATTTCCTAGAGACAATCAAAAGGGAGACTACTTTTTGCGCACAGACTTTTTACCAAATAGAATGTTTCAGTATGATGGAACTAGATGGGTAAAAGTAGAAGATGATCTACGTATGTCATTGAGTAACACTCTAGAAAGACGAACATACAAAACTACATTTATTAATAACACAAATACTAACGAAATTAATGGCGAAGTAGTTGAAGAAAGACAAAGTCTATCTAAAGCACTAAGACCTAAGGCAGATAATTAATGTTACATTTTTACGACGGACAAATAAGACGTTATACAACACAAATAATGCGCATACTATCTAACTTTCCTGTCAAAGACGGCAAAGGAAATACTAAAGATGTACCTGTATTATATGGTGATCTAACACGTCAAGTCGCTAATATTATTAGAGAAAATAGTGAAAACAAACTACCTAGTGCTCCTAGAATAAGTGTTTATATTACAGCACTTGAATTAGATAAAGACAGATTAACAGATGCTACATTTGTAGATAAAGTTAATATTAGAGAACGCGAGTACGATGCTGAAGATCTCGAGTACCTTAATACTCAAGGTAAGAATTACACGGTTGAGCGTCTTATTCCAACACCGTATATTATGCGTGTTAATGCAGATATATGGGCAAGTAATACAGATCAAAAACTACAATTACTAGAACAAATATTAGTATTGTTTAATCCTAGTTTAGAGATGCAAACTACGGACAATTATATTGACTGGACTAGTGTTACTACCGTAAACTTAGAAAATGTACAATGGTCAAATAGAAGTATTCCTGTTGGAGTAGATACTGAGATTGACATTGCCACACTTACATTTAGTGTGCCGATATACATTTCGCCACCTACTAAAGTTAAAAAGATGGGCGTTATTACAAATGTTATTACCAGTATGTTTGACGAAACTAGAGGCACAATCGAAAGTGGTGTTAGTAATCCTCAAGTTAATCAATGGGACGATTACCCCGAAACTGGTTCTGAAACAAATAAATTTGGTAAAAAGCCAAACACTATACTTGGTCCTGAAATGGCAAATGTAAACTACAAAACATACGGAGTATATGTAGAAAGTAATACAGCACGTATTATTTCAAATGGTACCGTTGGTGCTAAAAACTGGAGAGAAGTGTTCGAAGCTTTACCTGGCACATATAGAGCTGATTTATCAAGAATTTATTTTAATAGTTTAGATAACGATGCTGTAACTACTGGTACAATTACACTTAATCCGTTTGATGAAGGAATAATTAATATCAATTGGGACGAAGATAGTTTTCCGCAGGATAGTATTGTTGCAGGACGCACAAGTATAGATTACATAATTGATCCTACTCGTTGGAACCCGCTACAATACCTAACGCAGGGACTTCGACTATTAATACTAGAAGACCTCGGCAATCCTGATGCAACTGAATATCCATATGCTTGGACAAATGCAGACAATAGTCAGTTTGTTGCAAGTGCAAACGATATTATCGAATGGGATGGTGCTAAATGGAATATTGTATTTGATGCTAGTGAAACTACAGAAATTACTTATACAACCAACTTAAATACAGGCATACAATATCGTTATAAAAACGGAGAATGGCTGTTAAGCGTAGACGGTGATTACCCAATAGGTTCATGGAGAATCGACCTCTACGGCTAATTATTTGTATGACTCAGATAATTTGTAGTGGTGCATTATTCTACACCCTCAACACAAATAGATTTTTATTCCTGCATAGAGCTCAAGGAAAACGAGCAAATATGTGGGGATTAGTTGGTGGCACAAACGAAGGTGCTGAAACTCCATTTGAAGGACTTACTAGAGAAATTTCCGAAGAAATAGGATTTGTTCCTGAAATTAAAAAGACACTTCCTTTAGAAAGTTTTATATCCCCAGATGATAAATTTCACTTTCATACATACCTGTGTATAGTTGAAGAAGAATTTATTCCCACTTTAAATAATGAACACGACGGATATGCATGGTGTAGTTTTACTAAATGGCCAAAGCCTTTACATCACGGATTGCGCAACACTCTTCAAAGTAAAATTAATATTAAAAAACTAGAAACCGTTTTTAAAACTATTAATTTACTTGACTCAAATTAATAAAGGTATTATAATAGTAATATGATTAAAGTCTACGGAGACATAATGTTAGATCGTTGGATACAAGGATCTATTCAAAGGATTAGCCCCGAAGCACCAGTTCCTGTATTGCACGAAGAAGAAGTAGGGCATAACGCAGGCGGAGCAGCTAATCTTGCACTTAACATTAAAAATTTAGGCAGCAGTGTAGAATTATATGGTGCTTGTTCAGATGACCAAGAAGGCAAAACACTCATAAGTTTACTAGAAGTTGATAAAGTACATCTAGATATGAGTCATTCTGTTACAACTACTAAGACTAGACTAGTAGATAATAGCGGACAACACGTATGTCGTTGGGATCGAGAAAAAGAATATACTAAGCCTGACTTACTAGAACAATGTAAAGACAATTTACAAAAAGATGATATTTTATGCGTTAGTGACTATGCAAAAGGTGTAGTCCGTAGATCTACTATTTTACAATTAAGAAAATATTGCGATACTATTCTAGTTGATCCAAAACAGGAACCTAACTTTTACAAAGGGGCATTTGTATTCAAACCTAATATAAAATACTGGACTGATTACTTTGGCAAATTAAATCTAGAAGATGTTCCTAGAATTATGAAAGAATATAAATGGGAATGGGTTGTGCTCACGTGCGGGGCTGCCGGTATGTATGTTTTTAACAGCGAAGGAAAATATCGACACTATCAAGAACCAGTAAGAGAAGTAGCAGACGTAACTGGAGCAGGAGATACCGTACTAGCAGTTATTGCACATTGCTTGTCGCAAGGTATGGACGTATATCGAGCATCAGAGTTTGCATGTTACGCAGGTGCTAGAATGGTTGAACGCAGAGGTGTTGGTTTAGTAAGTGTAGACGATCTAGTTAAAGGTGTTGTATTTACAAACGGCGTTTTTGATATATTACATACAGGTCATTTTAAACTACTACAAGCAGCTAGATCTAAAGGTTCTAAATTAGTAGTAGGAATTAACACTGATGCTAGTGTTAAACGTCTAAAGGGCGATGAAAGACCTATCAACACTCTAAAAAAACGCATTAGTCAACTTGAAATATTACCTTGGGTAGATGAAGTTATTCCGTTTGAAGAAGATACTCCGTTAGAACTTATCAAAGGCATTAGTCCAGACTTAATTGTCAAAGGTGGCGATTATAATGTCGAAGAAGTTGTAGGACACGATTATGCTCCAGTATATATCGTTCCCACTGAAGAAGGTTATTCAACGTCAGAAATTATAGAGAAAACAAATGAAAATACTAGTAACAGGACATAAAGGATTTATAGGTTCAAATATTGCATTATATTTGCAATCACAAGGACATGAAGTAGAAGGTTGGGAATGGGCGCCGGGTATTATTCCTAGTACAGAAGACTACGACTGGTGCATACACACTGGTGCAATTAGCTCAACTACATATACAGATGTAAATCAAATACTAGAACAAAACTTTGAGTTTACCGTGAGGTTAGCACAAGTTTGCGAAAACTTTGGTACTAATCTGCAATATGCATCTAGTGCAAGTGTATACGGTCCTACTGAACACTTTACAGAAGATAAAGATTTATTGCCGCAATCTCCGTATGCTTGGAGTAAATATCTTTTTGATAGATTCTTAGGACAATTCCAAGACGAGTTTGAAATTACTATTCAAGGATTTCGTTACTTCAATGTTTACGGTCCAGGAGAAGAACACAAAGGCGATCAAGCTAGTCCGTATACTAAG